GTGTACCCAAAGATGCAACAGGTCCCGAATATAGTAGGGCTCTGTTAGTAAACGCTCTAGCTGTAAGAGTTGTCGAGGTTTGATATGCTGCGTCAAGTCAATTTCATGTAGCACAAAGTCTGTTTTCTTGGCCAACCAAATAGCGCCTGCCTTGCTGAGACGCATACTAGAGGGTTTGGTGGGATTGAAAAACCATTGGTACCTATCCCAGGTACTGGTGGGAGCTCCGGGCACTCTTGCCCATTCTAGCACCCAATCATCTTGTGTTTTGTTAAGCCTTGTAGACTGTGTCACCTTGCTTGAGTAGTACCACACTGAATTTGTCTGACTTGAACAGACTGTTCAGCTTCTTGGCCAGATTAATGGCATGACCACTGTTGGAGAAGCTGACCTTTTTATACTTGGGTCCAGGATAGTGGACTAGAGTATTGAACGTTTTCAAGTTGATGGGTTGATTGTCATAGAACACTGCCCAGATGCCTTCGCTGGCTAAAACTTGATCACTTTTGTAAGTGTTTTTGTTCACATGGTCCAACAGGACAGTTGGCTTGGGTCTAGACATGACTTCATTTCCTTGATATAGTATTTAGCATCAATAAACACGCACTTTATTTAAAACCACCACCATCCATGCCAAATTGGGTAACCGGAAGTTCTGGCTTGGGTTGGTCGCTTAATTCTGCTATGTGTGCCAACAAGGCAAATAAGTCGGTATGTAGATTACGTGCTTCTTGGGCAGACAGGATCAACTGTTTGCTCTGTGTTTGATTCATCACACGCACTTTGTCGTTGAACATGCGTACATGAATACTGAGTTTATCCATTTCGCTCATCAGTTTCTTTCTGTGCCGCGGCTGCTGTACTAAACGGTCCACAGTACTCGTAACGATTTAGAGTGATCAGCTTTGGACAGAACTGCTGGATCCAGGTTGTGTTCAACTTGATGCTGTAGTAGCCGGCAGCAAAGTAACTCTTGCTCTTGGCATTCTTTGTGTAGATTGGCAAGTAACGTTGTACATCAAACAGGGCATTGTGCGCCTGTGTGCTGGTGGGAAAGCCGTAGATGTCATTGGTGACTGCGGTTTTGATCTTTTCGGCTCGAGCAAATTCAATGTTGTACTTGCTGCTCAACAGCTTGATGCTGGGAAATACCTCACGTTGGTCATCGTGTACGTAAGCATAGCCACCATCTTCATCAATGGCCTGTATGGTGGCCAACTTTTCACCATCACGTTCAACAATCCAAAATTTGTTCTTGACTATGGGTTTTGCGATGGTGTTCATTTTTGTAGTTGACTCATTGTAATAATTTTGCCCAACTCCATATTGAAGTCAGCATCTTCGTGAATTAGATACAGCTTGGGTATTGGGCCAGACTGGATACTGACAATATAGCCACCGTTGGCATGTGTGATGCGTATTGTAATATCACTGTTGATATAAACGTTGGGTTCTTGTGCGCCCAAGGTATATAAACCACTTGAGTTGCCTAGTGCTATGCCAGCACTTGTGTATTGTCCTGCTATTGCCGTCATTGCTTTGTTTTCCTCTTTGTCAAATAAGATGCGTCCGCCAGATAACCAGTTTGCCAGACGCAGGCGTGATTTTTTGAACATCATTGTTTCAATAACTCCATGGCAACGATTTGTCCAATACGATGAGCAATGTCTTGTTCGGTGTCGGGTATGACATAGGTCTTGTTGTTGCTTTCGTCCCGGCGACGATCATATGTACGCATCTGTACAATGGTGCCACCCTCGGCCGGCATCACTATGAATCGCATACCGTCAATGTCTGCTTCTTCGCTGACCCGTACTTTACCTGGTGCTGCTGTTGTAGCGTAAATCTCGTTTGCACGTTTTGGATAGTCTTGGACCCATGCCATAAAGCGGTATAGAGTGCGTCTAATCATTTTTGTTCCTTGGTTTCTTCTTCTAGGGTGAGCGCCTTCATGATCTCAAGGCGTTCGTATGCGTCTTTTAGGCCAGGATGTTGGTCCATTCTAGCCTTGAGTTCTAGTTCTTCAGCACGCCGTTGTTTGGCCCAGTCTAGCAGACTTTCGGCCTCTGCACTAAGTGCGACACTGGCATAGCCCATATTCAATGTAACCCAAGTCGTACCATCGTAGACTTCCATATTTTGATTGCTGGTGTTGTAGCGCATATTGCCTACACCTTGAAGTCCTGAGTAGCCATTTACGTAAGTGCTCAGCTGGCCACTTACGCCTTGCATATAGCGTCCGCCCGTGACTACATCTCTAATCATTCGCCATCAGACTCTGCAGCCGCCTGGCGTGCCACTTCCTCGTCAATCTTGGCCTGTAGGATATTTTCCACCAGTTGATTGAGAGTGATGTCTTGTTCGTGTGCCATCAGCATGAGTTGATACAGTTCTTCTCGGTGAAGATCAATCTCAATCTCGCTACGGCCGTCTAGTTTTTCTTCATTTTGCTGTGTCATAGTCTTCCTTTAGTGCGTTAAATGTTTTTCCGTGTTGTTCAATGATGTAATGCTGTGCAACTCTGAGCATACATTCGGCATGTTCTATACTTTTTGGAATCACAACTTTATCCCCACGTTCAATCTCGTCAAGTAGAATAAGTCGTTCGGTATCGGTGTAGGGAATCATCGTGCCTCCGGATAAGGTGCTGCAAAGCAGTCAACAAAGCCCTGTGGGCTTTCGCTAATACGTTTCAAATCAAACTTGCCACAGAACTTCAAGAACTTGGTGCCGATCTGTGCTACATTTTTGGGCACACTATGTTCTGCAATGGTTGCGTCAATCTTGGCACGTACTTCTGCAGGCTGTGCGCTCAAGTCCACCAAGGTGACGTTTCGATTGTAGTCATCGAGTACTCTGTGCTCGAGCCCGTTATGGTCAGTCCAACGTTGCAGCATGAGATTGTTCCAAGCATATCCTTTGCTGTCCTTATCGGTAAAGGCTTCCGCCAGACCTGTCTTATTCTTAGTGCCTTTGGTTCTAACTCCAGGGTATGCTGAGAACACATTATCACTAGCATCACCTCGCATACACTTCTCAAAGAGAATCCACTTGGGGTCGGGTATGCGTTTGGGTTCTTTGGTTTTCTTGTCAACAACCAGTTTGCCTTTCTTGTCCAAGATACCTTCCAGTGTGTGAAGCTCATCGGCCACACCATTGTACTGCACCACATTGGGCGACAACAACTGATAAAAGTCTGTGTCTGTGCTGATGATAACGTGTTCGTCTTGCGGGTGTGACTGTATCCAGCCAGCAATCAAATCATCTGCTTCTAGTTCGGCGTGTCGCATAACAGTGCAGTTGGTGCTGTTAACAAAGAACTCTTTGAGTGCGTCAAACGATTCCCAAAACAGTCGATCTTCTTCGGCTTCGGTTTCAGTCAGTGCCGCACGTGCCACAGCACGGTTTGCCTTGTAGGGCGTGTAAAAGTCCTTGCGCCAGCTACGACCTTCTAAACAGATCACAACATGGTCTGCTTGTTGTTTGCGAAAGGCGCTGGCAATACTGCTCATTGTTACATGGATAGCAAAGCCCAAGCGATCCCATGTGTCGGCTTGACGATGGGCGCTATGACGTGCGCGAAAGAATGTGTTTGCTGTGTCAACGATTAGGTATTTCATGCGTTTATTATAGCAGTAGTTTATTTCTTTGTCAAGCAACACTGAACTATTTGGGTGTATAAGTGTTCGGCCCAGGCACGATGGGCATCTGCACCAAAATGGTAACTATTTGGTTTTACAGTTTTAAAACCCTGTGCTAGACACCAGTTGTAGTAGGTGGCATTGCTATTGTAAGGGTCAAGATAACAACTGTTCCAATCCAATGGCTCTACTCCAGTGAACGGTTCATAGCAGGTAAAGAAGTAGTGAGTGACGCCATGCTTTTCTAATAAATTGTGAAAGTTATGTATGGCCCTATGTGCTTTGTTGATGCGTGTCTGGTAGTCTAGTGTTATTATCCATTTTCGGTACTGCTCTTTAATCTCTAAAGGCCAATCCTCGCCAACGCCGCCTGCGTTTACTTGATAGTATCGGTCCTTGTGAAACCATTCTTCACGCTCCCATGTACTCCACCCAATAACAACAAGATCTGGAAATTCGTGTTCCAACAAGTAATTTTCAGTTGTTCGAGTAATTCTTGCGTTACTGGCAGCACTTTCGGCGTCACAATGTAGCGTAGCACCCAGTCTGTCTGCAAGTCGCTGTCCCCAACTTACGGCAAGATTGTCAGGATGTGGTGCACGACCAAATGCCCACAACTTGGGATCATCTTGTGCAAAACAATAGTCGTTTACTGCTTCTCCTGCGGCTGTATGACTATCACCGTTGACATATAGTATTGTCATTGTTGTTTAACTAATGCCATAACTACTTGAAGACGCTCAAACACATCTGCCACTGCGGGATGATCGTGATATCTTGCTGCATCGTCCAAAAGAGCCTTTAATGCAGTATACCTAGCAAAGTCACTGACTAGAGGGAACAGATAAGTTCTACCATCGGTCTTGAGTATTGTAGTTTTCTCTGTCGGGGCAGCTACCTTAATGGTAACATGAGATCCTGCTGGCGGAGGAGTAGTAAACATAATAGTGCCCTCGCCTGTGCGATAATCAAAGCCAGACAACTGTGGTACCCCATTTACGTAAACGCTTATCATTCTCTATATGCCGGGTTAGGAAATTCAAGTTCAAAGATGTGAAATGACGTCACCGTGCCGCTGGTGTCTTTGAGTATTTCCAGTGTGCGATGATGCTCTGCTTCTTGCAGTGTGGTATAAAAACCTGTGCCAATATAGTTGGCACTGCCAGCAGGAATACCACCAGTAACACCAAAGTTCAGTCCGTTGGCAGCGTTCAACTTAATCAGCTGATAGACCCGCATGGTCTTTGGTATTGGTAAGGGCTCCATTAACTGGCCTCGCTGCGTCCGTCGCCTAGGTTTTTGCGATCGATCACACGTGGTCTTGCATCAACAGGTTGATTTGTTTCCCACTGTTCAAATGTTTCCATGGCAATGTTCTTGCATACAGTCTGAAACCAACGATCAACTATAACACTGTCTTCCTCGTTGGGCCGACTTTGATAGCCACTACGTACCAGGTTGGCAATGAACTTGTCATTCCAGTCTAGTTCAAACGCACCATTGCCAATGTTGTCGGGATCTAGGTCCACGCTCAAGATGGCCACATAGGGCTCGCCTGCTTCTGTAGCAATTTCTTTTGCTGTCTTCGCAGGTTCAGCCTTGGGTTTAGCCACACGTTTGGCTGCGGGCTTTTTGATTTGTTCAGTTGTTTTCTTTGTTACCATTAGGTTCCCCATTCATTTTTAAATAGCGGCACTTGTAATCGGTCGCTGTAACGCCAACCCTTCTGCATGGCCATTTCTGCCACAGCACGATTGTTCAGTCCATACACAGACTCAACTCCACCGCAGGGCATGAGATAGATGTGTCCTTTGAAGCCCGCTTCGCGATATTCAGCCACAGTGTCTTCAATCTCTTGCAGGTCTGTGTCGTGTGCCACAACAAATTTCAAGTAGGCAGTGCCAACTTCTTCGTATTCGCAAACGATCTTGGGACGAATGGCTTCGGCATGAGCTTCACCACTGATGCTGAGTTTTGGGCTTACACTGAATGTGATCTCACGATCAGGTGCTTGTGCCTTCCAGCCACGCAAGAAGTTGTAAAAACTTGCGCTGAGTTCTTGTGTGCCGTTGGTTTCAAATGTAATTTCTTTCAAGTCGGCCATGAAGGGCAGGGTCAGCAGTTCAGGATAGCTGCGTTGCCAACCCAGTAACGGTTCACCACCCGTGATAACCAAGTGCGTATCACCCCAACTGGCTCCGGGCAGTATATCACGACAGCGATTGGCAATAGCATCAACTGTAAGCACGGGACTAAGTTCTTTAAACTCTGGCATCCAACTTGCATAACTATCACAACCTGTTGACACTAGTGGCAAGTCTTCATACTTTTGAAAAGGTGTAACCAAACTATGTGTAGCCGCAATGCCAGCGGCCTCCATGCTTAGTTCGCCA